CGTGTCGTCACTATGCAAGGTGCTCGCGTTAAGCGGGTCCTTGCTCCTGTTCACAATGCTCTTTACAATCACATATCTCGCCAGAAATGGTGCGTTAGAGGTGACGTACGTGTCGAGGACTTTCGAGAGGTCCGAAGCGATCTGAGAAGCGGAGAGAGTTTTATTAGCGGGGACTATACGTCCGCAACCGATAATATCTACTTGCCCGTGGTCAGAGAAATCGTGGAGGTTCTAATCGAAGAGTGCCTCGATATGGACAGCGAGACGGAGAGAGTTTTCAGGGAGAGTTTTGGCGAGAGTCTCGTCAGAATCGGTCCTTGTGGTGCATCCGAGATGTTTACTCTAAAGAGGGGTTCAATGATGGGGAACTTAGTTAGTTTTCCAATTCTGTGCCTTTTAAACAAATCGGTGTTCGACATGGCCGCCCTGATGTCCTTGAAGGGACCACGGATCGGGAAGTTCAATGGCGACGATTGTTTGTTCTGTGGGGATGATAAGTTTTATCGTCTCTGGAGATATGTAACGTCTCGCTTTGGACTCATCGTGAACGAGAAGAAGACTGGTGTTTCCCGGAGATTTATGTGCCTAAATAGCACATGGTTCGACGGTTATACCGGATCCATTCTCGCGAAACCCGTTCTGTCATTCCTTCGTAAGGATAGGCTGGAACCAGGAGAGATCCTGTCATCCATCATCAAAGGCCTATCATCTTTTAAGCGTGAGAACGTTATGAAGGTGATATGTCAAATGATGCGTTACGAAATCACTCTTCGTGGCGTAGCCGACTCTCTCTCATCAATCTCCAAGTATTGGAGGACAACTCTCCGTAAAAAGAGATGGTTTAGGGATGCTGTAATGGCGTCCCCCAATACTTGTAGAACTGCCGGTATCATTCGCGACTATGCGTATACGAATGCTCGCGTGATAAAGGAGGATTACCATGCTATGGTAGACATCCTCTGCGACGATAGTCGAATTTCATGGGTGCAGGAGTGGAAGGGAGTTAAGCCGTCGTCGCCTATTCGACTGCCTAGGAAGGCCCGTAAGAATGGTAGTAAGTATCATTTGGGTTTTTCGAGGATGGTACTCGACAGGAAGACTTATAGGCATAGCGACCACCCGCGCTTAGATTCTCGCGCTCGGCTGGAGTTTGGGAAGGTATGGGGTAGTGTCCTGCCTTTAAGTGTCCACAAGATGCTTTTGGATCCTCTTATGGAAAAGGAGGTTTTCACCCAGGCTCTAGGTAAGTGGACTACCGACTACCGGTCTCTCGTTGTAAGAATGAGAGCAACGATCGTCGGAGATCCACCTGCCTTTGCCCCCTTGCCAGACCTCCCCTCATTTCGTTCTCTGCCAAGTCAAGGTGGAGTCTGGGTTTGTGGTGGGTCTAACAACAGACATTAGGGCCATGTAGATGCTCCTATCGAGTGAAGGACGATGGAATAAGTTTCCAAAGGGGGTTCTGTGCTGAACAGTAGTTAAGGGAACGGGGGCTAAATCCGGCCGGCGGTGCCTACGGGTATATCCGGACGATCCTAGTACTGCACTTCTACTGTTGTTAAGACTATTCCCCTGGAAGGTAACCTCTATGAAGTTATCCCGCTCCTCGTATAGGGTAGGTGAGCTAGGAGGTCGGCTAGCGTAAGAAAGGCTGAGAGGGCTGAAGAAGAAGAGTAAGCGTCCCTGCTGGGATATATGAGTGCCTATGTCATATTGGCTAGAGCGCTATAAACTCAGTATACGCGAACCTTCGAGGCATCTAGCTCGAAGCGATCTATCGCGAATCGATCGACCATGAAAAACTAGCACATGGCTTTAATGGACCAGGGAGGGGCGACCCGATCATGAGAAACCTGGAAACGGCGCGTTGGGTAATGTCTCGCGTATGACCTGTTAAGCAGGAGTTAACCCGCAG